CGCGCGAAGTGAGAGCTGCCACGGCCGCGGAGAATACGCTCGTGCGCTTGAAGACCAGACCCGCGGCGACCACGCCCTGCCCGACCTGTACTCCGCTAGTGATGGTTGCCGATGTCTGGCTGGCGAATTCGTAAATCAGCGCAGCGCTTGCGCCCATCAGCAATGTCGCTGTACCGCCAGCGCCAAGCCCGCCGCCGAACACGCTGTTGCCAAGATCGTCAACGCTGTAAATCTTCGCCTGGCCGCCTGCGGGAGTAACGATGGTGACGCGAATGTCTAGCCAGCCGCTCGTGTCGATGATGCCGGTATCGATCGCCGTATTGACCGCAGAGGTCACGTCATACAGAACGCCAACCACCGGCGCTCCGGGGCTATAGAGCACGCTGCCCTGCACAGTGACGTTCGTTGCCGTTCCAGTTCCGCCGCAGAGCAAGCGGAAGTGGGTGCAGTTGCTTGGGATGCGGATCTCCCACGCCTGGCCAGTCACCAACGTCGTTGCGATGATCGCCTGCACGGTCGGATTGCCCGTGGTGCCGTTGCCGCCCACGCCAGACGCCACGTCAACGCGCCGGGCATAGGCAGCAGCCAGCCATTCGGTTCCGCCGTTGTTCGAGAACTGCGCGGTGGCAGTCGCGGTCCCGGCGTTGTTCACCAGAAAGCGCACGGTCGCGAACTGATTGCCGGGCGCCGCCACAGCCACAGAGTCGGTGGTGACGGTCGCGAGGTTGCCGGAGATGGCAAAGCCCTGGAGCTTGCCGCCGGTAACTGTTCCTACCAGCGCTCCGGTGTTGTTTGCGGAGGCCATTTAGCCCACCGTTGGGCCGTTGACCGTCAGAGCTGCCGTGGACGCCGCAGTCACCGATCCGTCAGCCGTATAGACAACGGCAGCCAGAGTCAGGACGAGCTGCTGCGGCATCGCCAGAGAGCCCAGAATCACCACGCCGACCGGGAACGGACTAACCGGATATGTGGTCCAGACCGGCGTAGTGCTCGACACCGGCCACGTAACGGTCACAGAGCCTGAGCCAGGCACCGTGATGACCACCGGCCCGACAGGAGGCTGGCCCAGAAGAGCGCCCGTGGTAGCCGCTCCTGCAGGGTTCAGCGCCATCGGAGCGATGCCCGTAACGGTGGTCGTAGCTCCTGAGTTGCTGATCACGCAGGAGACGGTAGCCACCTGAGCGGCGGTGACAGTGGACGGAGTGACCGTGAGAACGGCTGTGATTGCCATATTAGTTTGCCGTCGAGTTCATCAGTTGGAGGTTGATGATGCCGAGCTCAGTCGCTGCCGGATCTGCGAGCACGCCCGCTGCCGAGAAGAAGAGCAGCGTCATGCTGTTGTTCGCCACCAAGCCGGTGCCGACGACAGAGCCGGCCGCGTTCGGGTTGGAGGCCACCTTGACCTGCATCAGCGGGGCTGCGGCGTTGCTGTTGCTGATGAAGGTTGCTGAGGCCCCCAGGACGCGCACGAACTTGTCCTGAAAGGTCAGCACGAAGGTGCCCACTCCAGATCGGGTCATCGTCAGCGCGCCGCTCTTGCTGCCCGGAGCCGGAGCAGCAGCGAACGTCGAGGTGAGCGTGAACGGAGCGATCTGGAAATTCATCAAAACCGGAGGCGCAGCCCCGGTGAACTGAACATCGATGAACGCGGACACCAGGCCGCGCACCAGAGTCTGCTGAAACTGATCATACCATCGGTTGGCGATATCGTTACCCTACGCTTTCATTGGCTTTTTCGCCATTTTCAGGCTCAAAGCGAAGGAGGTAATTGATTGCGGACTCCAGCGTTTCCACGCTGTCCTTGAACTTGCCGATGGCGTGATTGCACGCCTCGCAGAGCAGGCCGCGAACGACTCCGGTCGCGTGGCAGTGATCGACCGCCAGCGCCTGCTTAAACGAGGCCTGATGCGTGCGGCAGATGGCGCATTCGCCGTTCTGCTCAGCAAACATCCGGTTATAGTCTTCGAGTGTGATGCCGAACCGCTTGTAGCTGGATCGGCGCCACGTCTCGCGGGCCTTCTCGGGGTTGTCTGCCCGGTACTTGGCCATCTTCGCCTTGAAGCAGTCTTTGCAGTAGCCCTGAGTGCGGCCCGGCCTTCCGGAGTGGGCGTAGAAGTCCCACACCGGCCTGGTCTGGCCGCACTTGTTGCAAGACTTGGTGTCAGCCTCGGCCATTGAATTAGGCGGAAAGGGTGACTTGGGCGGACCAGCCGGGAGCGTTGCAGGCCAGGTTGCCGTAGTAGCCGATGCGGAGTTCCATCGCGTCTGCGTTGTTCACGCGCAGCATCTCGTTGTTGTCCTCGTAGCGGAGAATTTTCGGGGCCTCGCCGAGGCTGTGCAGGGTCCACGAGCTCATCTTGAGCAGATAGAGAGTCGCCGCCGGGCAGTTGCGATCCGGCATAACCACGATGACGCCCTTGGGGCCGTTGATGCGGATGCCTTCGAAGGCAATGGTCGCGTCCGCGGTCTGAGCCTTGAGCTCGGTGTACTGGACTTTGCTGCCGAGGCTCTTCTCGAGGGCCGCGTAGCTGCCGAAGTTGGTAAACGCCATGTTGGGCGTTCCGCCTTCACGGCCGAGCAACATCGCCGCGTCGATCACGGCCTCTTCGATGGCCTCCGAGGCGCCGTTGAAGTAGCCGCCAGCCAGACGCCAGCGATCCGCAGTCCGGTTGACGCCATAAAAGTTATCCGTCGAGATGGGAGCGGTCGAGAGCAGCCAGGCAGGAAGCCCGCTGATCTTCGCGTTCAAGTCGCCCTGAACCAAGAGGAAGTCGGAGCTCGCCCAGGCTGCAGGAGACGCCGCAGCGCCGCCGAAGCCGCTCGAGGCGACCGTGACAGTCCCGGCGATGCGGTCAACCGAGATGACATAGCCGAGAGCCGCTCGAGGAGAAGCGCCGCCGTCGGTGGCGTTCGCCTGCAGGACCATATTGACCTCGAACTGAACAACCGAGGTCGGGTCCTGCAGAGTGATCACGCCAGTCGAGACAGCAACCGTGGTGCTGACCTGGCCGATGGAGCCAGTACCAGCCCGGAAGCAGGCCGAGGCGAGAGACATGGTGATCGCCTGGATGGACTTGTCGACGTTGTCCGTGATCGCATCGACGAAGGCGCCCTTATCATTGCCGGCCGCCTCGCGAGTTTCGTTGTCGATGGTCGCGATGACGTAGTCGCGCTTCCTGGTCAGCAGATACTCGGCGTACTGAATCGGGCTCTGGTTGGCCTGAGCGTTGATGAAGTTGCTCGAGCGGCCCTGAGGAACTCCGTACGCGAGGGGAACCGGACGGTTCTTGCCGAAGAAGTTGGTCTTCTTGGGCACCATCGCGAAGAAGGGGTTTTCCTTGTAGACCTCATTCTCGACGAGCTGGCCGTCGTAGAGTTCCTTCAGGATGCCGGTTGCTGCAGGAAGATCGTAATAAGCGCCCAAATTACACACTCCGTTGCGTCGCGCATCGCGCGTTCGCGGTTAGGTTTTGGAAAGCGAAAAGGAAAAACCGCCTACCTGAACCGCCGCCTACGGAGTGCCTTTGCTGCGCAGCCTTACTTCGGCTGGTAGTTATCCAGAGACGCGATAGCGCGCTGGAGCTTCTGTTCGCGAGTCAGAAACTTTGTGGTTTCCGGCTGCGTGCTGGGCGCCATATCGTTGCCGATAGAACGCCTGGAACTACGAGAAAGCTCGAACGCACTACGCTCTGCTTCCGGCCGCTTCGGCTGGAGTCTTGCCTGATACTTCTTCGTTAATAGAACCTTCTCGATCAGGGCATCAAGCTCTTTTTCTAAGTTTCCGGCCGCCTCTTCGTGGCTAAGTACGCGTCCAGTCTGGTCGAAATGGGACTTGATGCGGTCTGCAATAGTGGGCGCCAGCTCGAGGGCGGAGACCAGCTCGAACTTCTCCGCGTTGGCCTTCAGGAACTCGCCAGTCTCCAGCTTGAATTCCTCAACGTACTGGCGCTCCTCCTCGGAGACTCGCGCGCGCTCTGCATCGAGGCGAGCCTGCTGCTGGGTATCGCGGTCCTTGTTCGCCGTGCGCTCCTTCTCGATCTCGCCGCGCAGCTCATCGCGCAGCGACCTGATCTGCAGGTTCGAGTCGTCGCCAAGTTTGGCTTTGGTGAGTGCCTCGTACCATTTGTCCCCGAGGGCAGGTTTCAGGAAGGCGTCAGGGTCAAGGGCGGCATTGCGCTCTCGAGATTCGTACTCCTCCGCCTTCGCCGCGCGTGCACGGAGCCGCTCGACCTCCGACCGGAGCCCGGACATCTCCTTCTCGCGCTGCGCCTTGATGGCGATTCCGCGCTGGCGGATCTGCTCTGCTTCTCGTTGCTGCTTGATTGCGGCAGGGTCTAGCTGCCCAGCCTGCGGCGTTGCGGCCCCCGAAGGGAGGGGAGGAGTCGAGGAACCGCTAGTAGACGCAGGCTGGGCATTCGTTACAATAGGGTCAGGCAATCGTGTAGCTCCTTACGCTGCTGCTGCTGGGGAATTGGGAATCAGGTCACTTTGCGGAGGTGGGTTCGGTGCGGCTTGAGGAGGACCGCCGCCAGACTGCAACTGCGCCATCATCTGCGCTTGCGCCATCTGCTGCTGCTGCGCTTGCTGTGCGGCCTGCGCGTAGGCGTCGAGCTGATCGTTAAATCGGTGGAGCATCTCAAGGCGCTCTTCGTCGAGGTGCTGCGACTCGCCCAGGACGATGTACTGAAGCACCAATTCCTTGGCGCGCTTGAGGTTGTAGTACGGCTGCGGCTCCTCGTATTCGCCGTCATCCACAATGCCGTCCAGGATCTCCTGCAGCCGGTCTTCCATCGCGTTGTTCAGCGTCTCGAACTGTTGCAGGTCGGGGAACTCGAGGAGCTTCTGGCCAACGTCCAGAGGGATCATGCCCGCCTGGATATACTCCTGAACCGTTTGCAGCCTGCCGGCCGGATCGCTCGGAAGAGAGCTGATCGGGAAACACTGCATCGTGTAGTCGTCTTCTTCGAGGTCGATGGACTTCCAGTCGATCGTCTTCAGGAACTTCTTGCCTGGGACGTTGACATCATATCGCCCCTCGCCTTTCGCGATACCCCTGGATACGGCGATGGCGATGCGCGCAGCCTGGAGATAGAATCGTTCGTATGCCTTGCTGATCGTGTTGAACCGATCGCTTTCGATATCGTTCATCTCGCGTAGGGCTTTGCCGGAGTTGAGCCCTTCCGGCTTCTGGCTGACGGCGGAGAGCTGCGACACGCCCACCAGTTCATACGCGCGCTTGATGAGGTTCTCAAGCTGCTGGTAGAGCTCCGGCGGGCAGATCGGCGGGGTCTCGTACTCCGGCTTCGTTCCGGTGTAGTTGACGATGCGTCCGATCTCGTTGTCGAGATGTGCCTTGACCACCTTGGAGCCGTTCTCCAAAAAGATCACGAACGACCCAGACAACTGATGCGCCCGCTGAATCGTCATGTTCAGCTTGTTGATCTCGATCTGGGTCGGAGCGATCTGCTCTGCAGCACCTTGAGCCCAGAATCCCCAATCACGACGGCACCAAGACATCCGCGCGAACGGGAAAAAGTCGTGCTCCCACTTCTCCGAGAACAGGACAGCGCCAGCCAGCGAGATGACGTGCTTTCCGTCCTTCGCCTCTGGCCCGCTCGGTAGGCGCCAGGACTCACGAACCATCACAACGTCAGCCACGCTAGGCCCTCGTGCGCTATCGCTCTCTGGACCGATCGCCTTCTCGATCTCGGTGGCCTTGCCCTTGAACGCCCGCTCGAGCACACCGCGGTCAGCTTCAGTCACCCGATGCATCTGGCGCGGCTCTCCGTACTGCGCCTCTCGCTCGTCAACCCAGAACTCGCTGAGCATAGCGCGGTCGGCAACCACACGTCCGTTGCGCTCATGAATATGAAGCAGCCCATCTCCGTAGACGGCCGCATCGCGCGCGCAGAGCTCTCCCTTCTCGTACACGTCCAGCGCGTAAAATACGCCCTCAACAAACTGATTGAGCTTCTTCGCTTTGCGCTGCGTCTTGGAGTCGCCGCCGGAGGTCAGGAAGAACGGCTTCGGCCGCGACTTGCAGAGCTTGGCAATGACGGTATCGATCGCAGACTGCACGGCGTTGTAGGTCAGCCGGTCACGCTGCGCACCGAACATCGCTCCATAGCGAGCGAACGAAATGCCGCTGGGCCCAATCGACGGAACCGCTCCGTAGAGCCTAGCGTTGGTAACGATCTGGCCGATTCTAGAAGTCTGCGCTCTGTTCATGTTGGCTAACGTCGAGCTGATCGCACCAGCCTGCGCCGTGCCGGACTTCTCCCACCAGCGCGTGTCCGCGCCGCTGCCATCAGGCGGAGTCGACTTCTCGCTGCCGGGTGCGAAGTCTCGGAAGTCCATCAGTTCGAGTCCTGAATGCCGAACGAGGTATAGTCAATCTTCGCCAACCGCTCGTCACGAGGAAACAGGGTGTGCTCGTACTCTTCCTGAACGGCCTGATCTGCATCACCGGCTACATAAACAGACAGACGCCTTGCCAGAGACTCAACGCCCTCAAGTGCCGTCCAGAGCGCCTTGGCGTTCAGCATGTGTTCGCGGGCACCAACATCGCCACTGTAGCCGCTCACAAACCACGACTCGCACATGCGCCCCAGCCGAGCCTTCTGCGTGGCCCAATCCTCTCTGGTCTCCTCGAATATGCCCATGGCCCTACTTACCCCCCGGCATATTGGTCGGAGGTAGCGGCCATCCAGCGTGCTCAGCAACCGCGCAGGCTGCGTAGAGCGGCAGGAAGCCACCGCAGACCCAATCAGTCATAACCCCATCCTTGAGCAGGCAAATCATGTACCGATTACCGCCGTCGACATGCTGCGAGAGGTAGGTAGTTAGCATGGCTACTTGACCTCTGGGATGTTCAGCATATGCCTCGCCTCGCGAAGGATCGCCGTGCGCTCGTCTGCGGTCAGCGGTTGCATAGCGGGCCAATCCTCCAGGCTTACTCCTTCTCGCCTATAGAGCTTCTCCGCAATGCGTTTCCGGGTGGCCTGGTCCTTGACCACGGCGTTCAATGCCGCGCGCCAGAAGACCGCACGCCCTTCGAGCAGCTCCTGCTGCCGGCGCTCCCTGTCTGACTGGAGGTGAGACGGGAGGAAGCGGCCGAGGTCGCGTTGCTTAAAGTCCATGCTGACCGTCCTCTGGTGCGCAGAGATCGTGCGCGCAGCCCTGCAGGCAGCCTACGTTGCTGTGCTCGATGTACAGGTCGTGGCCACAGCGGCACGGCTTATCTGCCGGCATCGGCGCCGAGGAGGTCGCGGAGAAGTTCGGCACCAGGTCGAGGCACTCAGGCGGGAAGGACGCCCGATCTGAGTGTCCTCCGTCCCTAATCCACGAACACACCGTCCTGTAGGGCGTCCTCATGGATCTCTGCCTGTTTGTATTCCCCTTCGTGAAACCATACGAGGTCTACGTACCTGCTGCCGGTCCCGGCCCAGATCACCGTAGTCGGCGGCCCGCCAGACTTCAGCCGCACCACGTCTCCAATCTTCATGTCCACGCCTCCAGTTCTGTTTGCTCTCTGTGTTCTGATTCCGCGCGCCCCACCTCGAGCGCCTCCATGGCGTCTTCCTCTTCGATTCCCCAGGCTGCAGTTCCGCGCGGGCTGCGCTCTGGAGCGGCCGGCTCACTCAGGTAGGGATAGCAAGCGCGCCAGGCGTACAGCGCAGCGTCCGCCAGATGGTTCGCGCAGTTGGGATGCTCTTCGCGCTTGCTGCTTCTTTCATCCCAGACCAGCGCTCCGTACTCTTCAGCCAGCGCCTCGCAGCCAGGCCCCAACTTCACCCGAGCCATGATCATTTCGCCGTTCATGATCTCGATGAAATCGGCCTTGCCTGTCTTGTCAGCAGCGTGCAGGGGCAGATTGTGCCTGCGCTTCATCTCCTCAACGGCCTGCTTGTTCGCGTTGTCAATCACCACGCGATCTACGTCGTAGCGCGACAGCACCTCGCGGATCTTCTCTGCCGTTGAGGTGATATCTAATCTCTCGTACTTGGCAGCCTCGAGTACATACAGCGTGCGGTCGTGATCATGGTAGGCGCACAGCACCAGCGCGGTCGGATCCTCATAGCCCAAGTCCACGCCGAGCACATGATGCCAGCGCCCCGTGCGAAAGACAGGCAGCGCGGAGAAGTCATTGCGACCGGGGGCATACCGGTAGACCAGCTTAGTATCGTCGATCACCCAGCGGCCGAGATACTCCTGCTGATAGCCAGGAGTCTGCTCGATGCCCGGATCTGTTGCCCTGAGTTGCGCCAGCTTGGCGATGTACTGCTTGCGCATGTAGGGATTGCGCTCGGTGTTCCATCGGTGGCCATGCCACACGCCAGCACCAGAGCCACCGCGCTTGTCAACGTGCCGCTTCTCCCACGTTCCGGCAACGCCAGGGTCCTGGCCTAGGGTCACGTCGAAGAAGAGCCCGTGCTTCACGTTGCCCGGAGTTCCAGTCAGTGCGATCCAGCCGTTGAGGTCCATCGTGGCCGGGTCCAGGACGCGATAGACCAATTCGTTCAGATCGATCGTGAAACTCGCAGCCTCATCGACCACAACGCCGGAGTATTTCTGCCCGAGGAGCTTCTGCTTCTGCTCTTCGGTGCTGTCGATTCCCAGCAGATAGATCATGCTGCCGTTCGCCAGCCGGCAGGAGAGCTCGGTCTCGTTGAATCGTGCCTCCAGACCCAGCGACTTGCTGAGCGGCTTGAGCGCGTCTTTCCACATGATGCGCTTGGCTTCATCGCGCGTGAGCCCGATGTACAGAGCGCTCGAGCCGGGATGGTCGTGCGCCGCCTTGAATAGTTTGCGGCCGACGCCGAGGGATTTCCCGCATCGCCGCGTGCCCAAGAGAGCGATGAGGTGCGATTGGTCGTTGATAAACGCAGCCTGCTCAGGAAACGTGTCGTCTGCGAACTGCACGCGCGGCTTGTGGCTTGCTCTAATTGCCGTGAGCTGTTCATAGCCAAGCGCCAGCGCCTCGCTCACTTTGGTTCCGCTGGGAGACTGGCCGCGAAACAGGCTAGCTCCTTCTCGGCCTGGGCCAGAGCGGCGCGCAGGTTCTCAACTTGGCCGGCCAGCGCGTCGCGCATCCAGTTGTGATGAGCAGTGGGGCAGGCCAGCGAATGCCCACGCTGCTCTGAATAATCGCAGACCGGCAGCGCAGTGCCGTAGGGACACGTTGCGTCGCTCACGTCTTCTTCCCTGCGTTCAGCCGGTGCTCGAGCACCCGGCGCTGCACCTCGGCCAGCAAGTCGTCGTCCGTCAGGTACTTTTTGTCCTCGCCGGCGAGAATCGCATTGGAGGCCGCTAGGCGGGCCTGGGCGTTGCGTCCGCCCTTGCCCTGCATAATCTCCACCCTGGTCCTGAACGCTTCGCTCAGGGCATCTACGCGCTCGCAGTAGGCACAGGACGGTCTCGCACCGCACTTGCCGCAGATTTGCTCGGTGATCAGCACTACTGCACCGTCCTGCGCTCGCAAATAAACTCGCTGTGTGTGTATCCGAGACCGGCACGGGCGCCACCGCAAGCGCACTGGCGTCTCGCGGGATTCTCTGCCTCCTCGGATTGCAGTTGAGTGACGCGGCGCAGGTCCCATTTCAGGTTACGGATCTGGCGCGCGAACAAGCCGCACTGTCGGCGCAGCCGCCGGATCGCGTACAGCTCGCCCAGCGCAACGGCGAACAAAATCCCCAGGGCCACCAGCACTACGCCACCGCCAGCCAGGCGATATTCGCGTTGGGCACAATCACCGCCGGGTGCCCCTTCGAGCTCAGGCGAACCCCGCGTGCGTCCCACTCGATCAGGCACTTGTCCTTGACCGCCTGCAGGCTGCTGTGCACGCTCAGTGCAAATCGGACTGCGGTCACGAACTGGATCTGCGTGATGATCTCTTTGTCTGCCACGATGGTTGCCCTCGGGGGAACGTAGTCGTTGCGCCCGCCCTGATACTGGTCTGCCATGAAGCCTCCTACGCTGCGTTGGCCTGCTCTCGTCGTGCTGCTTGCTTTCCCTCGCGCTGCTCATCCCTCCATCTCTGACTGCGCGGGAGGCTGTCCTCCCGCTTGCACCCCTTGCACCGCCTCGTGGATGCATCTCGGTAGAACTGAGACTTGACTTTCCACTCCAAGCATTTCGGACAGCGGCGAATGCACCAGCGCCATCCGTGGGCCCCTTTGCCGATCATCTGCGTGCAGTGCGGGCAGCGCATGTTTGCCTGTCTACCAACCGTGCAAGCGGGCTGAAATGCGTTTCCGGGGCCTACCCTGTAGCCCCGGGAAGCGGATCACCTGCCCGCGTCGATCCTCAAGGCGAAATCGTCTGACCCGGGTCCGACCCGCACGACGCATAATCCGATATTTCCCATGGTTCCCAGGCTTCCCAGTCGTAGGCCATGCTCGTTAATATCTTCCAATACCGATGCGATTCTCTCCAACGCCGTAGCAATGCGGGCAACGTGGACGGGTTTGGCGGGGATCGGATTGATTGGCTTGGTCATGCGTCACCATCGCTTTCTGTTTCGTTGAACGAACGTTGCCTTCTGGCCGGTTCTGGTTTTTCACTTCCCTGCAGTTTTCTGGTTCCTGGTTCCTCCGGTGGTTCCCCTACTACGTAGGGGGAACCACCTGGAACCGGCAGTATTTGATCGGTTCCGGAACCACCTGGAACCACCTGAGCCACGTACCGTCCTGCCTCGTTTTTTGCGATGGCGTCGGACAGGAACAGATCGCGGATAACGCCCAGCTGGGTGGTCTTGTTGCCTCGCGTCATTTCACAGATATCATTGCCGCTGAGCCCGGTATTGTTTGAGACCACCTTGATTATCTGGGCCTTTAGTTTGGCGTTTGGATCGTATTCTTTAATCGTGTCTTTGACCTCAATATCCACGTCAGCGGATGCGCCGCGCATTTGGATTCTGATGCGCCGAGGAGACACCTTCTCTTCATCTCGCTGCTTCATCACGTGAAGATCGAACTGCACCACGCCCAGCTCTTCGTCGGCTACAGGAGCGAGGGCCAGCACGGTGTCAACGCCGGCTTGCAGGGCGCCAGAGCCGCGGCCGTCACCCAGGTTGGGGATCTCTCCTGGCTTCCACTTGGACTTGCCTGTGTGGTGCACGCTGACAGAGCAGGCGTGCGTGGCCTCTCGGATGAGGTCCAGGGCCGCGACCACGAAACCCATCTCCTTGGCGTCATTCTCCTCGACGCCAGGCATCACGCGCGCGAGGGAATCGATCACGATCATCGAGTAGCCCTTGCACTCTTCGCAGAGGGCCAGAACGTCAGCGTGGGCCATCAGGCTGATGCGGTTCTTAAACACCACGTCGATGTTCTCCAGGCCACGGCCTCCGACAGATGCCAGAGCTCGCCGCACCCTAGACTGCAGCCCGCGCTTGCTTCCTTCCTCCTCAATGAGCAGCACGCGCTTGCCAGAGGCCGCGACTTGAACGGCGAAGAAGAACGCGAGCAGGGTCTTGCCGAGGTTGGGCGGGGCTACAACGAGCGCCACGGAGCCTTCCTCTAGCCACGGAGAGATCAGCCACTCAGTCGGGGGGATCACTTCATCAAGTAGCGCCCTCGCGGTCTGCTTCTGTAGT